TGCAGACCTCTTGCGATTCTTCACAGGCTATCAGAACTTTCATTGTTCTTGTCCTCCTCTTTCTCAAAACGTTTCTCCCAGTGCCTATCCACCACGCTCAGCACAAGATACATCACTACATCTATCCCTGCAAGCACAGCTATTGTTATCAGCAGTATTCCTACAATGCTCATTACCACTTTCCTTTCATTTCAACTTCGACCTTGACTATGGGTCTGCCTGCTTCTATCACTGCACGCTTAATGCTCTCTTCTGCTTCCTCGTAGGCATTTTCTTTTACGCTTACATACCACCTGTACGCTACATACATTGCAAGCACCACCAAGAGCACTACCGCTGCGGCACATCTGATTATCTCTAGTACGGCTATCATTTTCTCACGTCCTTTCCGTAAAGTGTGCGGAGTTTTTTAAGCCTTTTCTCGAAGTTGTCGATATCAATGCCCCACACCTCGTAGGCTATCTCGGTATTGACCGAGTGTGGCAACCATGACTTCACGCCACGCTTTGCCATTTCTTCCTTAACAGCTTTCTTGATCTTGATAGTCTGCGTTTCACCTGTGCTGAACAGCTCCTTGATATCCGCATTGGTTATTTCGGGCTTTTCATAGTACAGCCGCACTGCCATTTCAATGTCAGGTGACCTCATTTAGTCCACCTCCTCGATTGTCAAGACAGTTTCACGAGGGCTAACACTTGCCTTTGTCAGAGCCTCGTACTGACTCTTTGCAGCTACTGTGAACACCCTTTTATAATGATACTGGTCTATCGTCGTTACCTTGTACAGTTTCATTGCTTTGTCACTCCTCATTGTGTTTTCTGTCATTTCTGCTTCCAGCGAACATATCCTGCAAACATTGCTAGTTATCATGAGAGACAACGGAATTGTGTTGTCAAGCCCTATTAGCATACATATACCGAATGCAAGCGGACTTGCTAGACACAACGCAATACCGAGATAGTACGCTATCTTTTTCAAATTCAACGTTTGCACTCCTCATATTGTGACCTTGTTACAATCAGCTCTCCGTCAAGAGTCCAATACTGAATGACCTCTCTACAGGGGTCATTTTCTGTTCCTGCACCTTTCAAGGCTCTTGTTACGATCACCTGTTCAACTCTGGCATTGTCACACCCTCTTGGAATAGCAATAATTTTTTGTTCCACTTTCTCACACCTCATTTTCTGTCCGTTCAAACGGACTACTAGCTGTTGACATCACTTGAATAAAGTAGTATAATCTACTCAACAAATGTTTCAAGGCTTACACTGAAGTAATCGGCAAGTATTTTAAGCTTATCGACTTTTGGCTTAGACTTTCCATTTTTCCAATCGCTAAACATTGTTTGTGACAAACCTGTATCTTGTGCGACTTTGTAAGTGGATATGCCACGTTCTGAAAGCAGTTTCGCAAACGTTTCATACATAGATTATTTACACCTCCATAACATCATTTGTATTTAATATACTTAGGATTTCCTATATAATTAGAATATCAACAGGAGAAAATCCGCAGCATATTATTTTACATACCATAGAAAACAAAAATCACTTGCCGGTGAATACGCTTTCGTTTTTCTAAGTATGTACATAGTATACATCATATTTTCTAACCTGTCAACACTTTTTAACTTAGAATTTTCTAAGTATTTAATTTTTGTGAAAGGTGTATAATTTATGTACGAAAAATTTAGCAAACTGCTACAAGATTATGGAGTTTCTGCGTATAAGGTATCAAAAGAAACTGGAATAAGTCAGTCTGTTTTTAGCGAATGGAAAAGAGGAAAGAGTCAACCTAAGCTTGACAAACTCCGGAAGATAGCAGACTTTTTTAATGTGCCTATTACCTATTTTACTGAAAACAGTGATGAGAGTATCAAGGTCGAAGCGCACAACGAGCCTATCTATCTTGATGACGAAACAAGAGATATAATAGATGAGCTGAGAACACGACCAGAAATGAAGATCCTCTTTAGTGTGTCAAAGAACGTCACCAAAGAGGATATAGAAGCTACAGTTGAGATTTTAAAGCGTATGCAAAAGGATAGTGAATAGATTGGATTATTGCATTAGATACGTTCCTTTGCCCATATCGGTAAAGGGAGTGACAGCAATGGATTCTGACGGATTTTATAATATATACATAAACTCTAGGCTATCCTATGAGGAACAAAAAAAGACTATAGCTCACGAAATGGAGCATATAGTCAGAGGTGACTTTTTCAGCTTTGATGCGCTTGAAGAAGTCGAAACAATGTGAATATAAAAAGGAGGCGACAACGTGCCATTTGTGATAATAGCCGCCGTTATTGCTATTATCTGCGTTGCAAGGTACTATCATAATAAGAAAGAACGCAATAAAGAGATAACATGGCAGGAAGTTCAAAAACAGACGGACACAAAAAGAAATACCATAAGTATAGATACATCTGAAAATTTTTCGGAAGGCGAAGATGTTCCTGCAAGAGAAGTCCATTCAAGAGCGGAGCATAAGCGGAAAATTGCTAACACTCCAAACAGATATGTTGTCATCGACCTTGAAACAACAGGGCTAAACCCACAGTATGACTTTATCACAGAATTTGGAGCGGTGCTTGTTGAAGGCTCTGAGATAGTTGACACATTTGAGCAGCTTGTTAAGCCGAAGAAAAGAATACCAGAGGAAGTTGAAGATCTCACAGGGATAACAAATGAAATGGTGTCGGACGCTCCAAGTATAAATATTGTGCTTCCAAAGTTCTTGAAATTTATCGGGAACGATATACTTGTAGGACATAATATTGATTTTGACAGTCAGTTTATTTCGGCAGCTTGTCAGCGTTTTAATCTACCTTATAAAAATAAAGTATGCGATACGTTGGAGCTTTCTCAACAGGTGTTTCCAAAACTTGAAAATCACAAGCTGAGTACGCTATGCAGGAAACTTAATGTCACCAATGACTCTGCCCACCGTGCATTGTCTGATGTGTTGGCAACTCAGCAGATATTTGAAAAGCTGAGCGAGAAAGCGACGCCAAAGATACATAATCACGCAAAATTCACGTTGAAAAAGAATAGCTATAACGTTCGCTACTCAGCAAAGACCAAAGCCATACGAGAACTACAGGAAATGCTGTTGGATATTACTGACGACAATATCCTTACTGACGAAGAAGTTATGGAGCTGAAAGATTGGCTTGATTGCAACGAGGAATTCTGCAATATTTATCCTTTCGATAAACTGAAAAGAATAATAGAAAATGCTTTGGAAGACGGCATACTTGAACAGCACGAGCTTGATGAAATGCTTGAGGTTTTCAATGATATTTGCAAGCCTGAGTTTGACAAGGACGTTTCATCAGAGGAACTTATAAACCTTGACGGCAAGGTGCTTGTTTTCACAGGCGAGTGTCAGCTCGGAGATACAAGTGAGATAACGCCGATATATGAAGCAATGGGTGCAACTATCCGAACGTCCGTAAGTGGCAAGACTGACTATCTTGTAGTAGGAGCTTACGGCAGTCCTGATTGGTCATACGGCAATTACGGCTCTGAGGTACTCAAAGCAAGAGAGCTTCAAGAAGCAGGCAAGAAAGTCAAGATAATAAACGAAACAGACTTTTTACCTATCATATACAGCGAAGCAACTACATAACAAAAAAAGTCCTCCGAGCGTTGACAGCACTCAGAGGACAGGTGAACTGATATTGACAGTATCAGCTCGATTAAAATTCACACCCACTTCAACCACGAAAGGGCGAATTCTGCCCTTTTATTGTAGCACACTTTCGAGGAAGTGTCAAGAATAGGAGGAATATTTATGCCGATCTACAAAATGACAGACAAGAACGGAAAGAACATCAGAAAAGACGGTCTGCAAAAATATCGTGTGCGTGTCAATTATACGGACAGTTTCGGAAAGCCTCATCAGATAGACCGTGTGGCGTTCGGTGCAGAGACGGCTAAGCAGCTTGAAATCCAGCTTACACAAAAGCTCAATGCTAAAGAGATAGCTTCAAAAATGACTATCGGACAGCTATTCACGGAGTACATCACAGCCAAGCGTTCAGAGGTCCGTGAAACATCACTGGACAAGTCCCTAAGAATACTGAAAAAGAACGTCCTGCCCACCTTTGAAAGCGTGAGGATAGATAATCTGAACGTACCAATGGTGCAGAAATGGAAACAGGAGCTTTCAGAACAGGGATTGGCTATCGTCACACGAAAGAACATTTATGGCGAATTTCGTGCAATGATGAACTATGCTGTGAAAATGGAATACATTCCGAAAAATCCTGTTATCACCGCAGGCAACTTCAAAGCGCCCCTTGAAGCCAAGAAAGAAATGCTTTTCTACACGCCTGACGAGTTCAAGAAATACATATCGGCAGCTAAGAATTATGCTCAGACCGCAGAGGACGGCGGCTCAATGTACGAATGGAACTACTATGTATTTTTCAACATAGCATTTTACATGGGTATGCGAAAAGGCGAGATATACGCTCTGCAATGGACGGATATAAAAGACGGCTACATATCCATCACCAAGAGCATTGCTCAGAAGCTCAAAGGCGGTGATCGTATCACGCCGCCAAAGAACAAGCCAAGCATACGGACGATACAGATACCAGAGCCATTAAGAGCAGTGCTGTCGGAACATTACGAACGCTGTAAGAAAGCAGTGCCAAAGTTCAGTGATGATATGTACATCTGCGGCGGCGAGCGTCCTATCCGTGATACATCTCTTGAAAAGACAAATAAGAAGTTTGCAGACTTGGCAGGTGTCAAACGTATCCGTATTCATGACTTCCGTCACAGCCACGCTTCCCTGCTCGCCAACGAGGGCATAAACATTCAGGAGATAGCACGGCGTTTAGGTCACTCCAACATATCAATGACATGGAACACCTACTCGCACCTCTACCCACGAGAGGAAGAACGTGCGGTGAAGATATTGAATGAGATCGTCTGATTTGGCGTACACGAATTGTACACGATAAAGCTGAATTGTAAATATATGCTTGCGAAACATGAAACAAGAAAGGCGGCTTAAATGACGTAAAAGCGTGGTTTGCGAGTAGTTTTATAAAGCAGTAAAAAGCGGTGTGAAGTGGTATAATTTATCCCTCCTTCTCCGCCAAGCATACGAAAACCACCGTAAATACGGTGGTTTTCTTTTTTTGTACACGATTTTTACACGATTGTTCTTATATACTAAACAAAAAATCAGCCGCCTCAGATCACTCCGAGACGGCTGAAATTCTACCTACTTAATCTTAATTTTCTGCCCCACATAAATGAGGTTAGCGTTCTTGATACCATTATCCTTAGCAAGCTTCGCAACAGTGGTCTTGTACCTCTTAGCGATAGCAGAGAGCGTGTCTCCACGCTTCACAGTGTACGTCACTGTCTTCTTGGTGGAGCTTGTAGTCGGCTTGCTAGTCGGTCTGATAGCCTGCTTCTTGAAGCCGTTTAAGCCTGCTGTCTTGATCTTCGCAGGATAGTCCACATAGCAGATATCCATATCAACATTGCCGCTGATACCGCTGACCCTTCCAGTGGAGCTGTACTGCCACATACCATAAGTACCGCCGTAGTTGCAGCGTGAGCCGTACTCAGCGACCCACAGAGCGTATCTCTTAGCAACGTAGGCAGATATGTACTGCTGTAAAGGCGAACGGCTGATATACAGTCCTGCCCAGTAGCCTGCGTGTTCAAGTGCATTGCAGAAAGTCTTGACAAGGCTGTTGCAAAATGCTCTGCCCTTTGCGAACTGTGAACGCTCCTCGAGGTCAAAGTATATCGGATACTCAAACGTCTT